ATGTTTGTATATACCAAGATACGGATAGTGAATTTTTCTCATTTAAAAACATTTTTGATATTAAAGGTGTTAAGTTGAAAGACTCCGATAACAATATTACAAAAAAAGCATCGGATTTGATCGAGGAATTTGGTAAAGTGTTAAACGTAGAAATAAACAAGTGGGCTACTACTAAATTCAACTCTATTGATACTCGATATTTCTTTAAAAGAGAAAAAATTTGTGATGTAGCAGTGTTGCAGAAGAAGAAATATTACATATTACATGTTTTAGATAGCGAAGGTTCAAAGGTTGATAAGTTTTTGTATAAAGGACTAGAAGTTGCTAAATCTATTCTATCTAAAGAGGTGAAAAACCTAATCAAAAGTATTATCGAATCCGCTATTATGTCAAAAAATAGAAAGGTTGCTAATGGTTTATTCCAACAGGGATTTGAAACATATACAAATATGATTCCAGAGCTTATATCATCTAGAAAAAAGGTGAATAACTATGAAAAATATAACAATATTATAGATAAAAATGGTAACTTCGGAAAAGGTACACCAAACCATGTTAAATCAGCAATCAATCACAATAAATTGATAGATATTTTAAATATTACAGATAGATACCATGCCATTTCAAGCGGGGAAAAGATTAAAACTATCTATTGTTGTAAGAATAAATTGGGGTTTGATACAGTAGCATTTTCTAATGATTTTCCTAAAGAATTTTATCAACACATTAAACCTGATTATAGGAAAATGTTTGAAAAAAATGTTATACCCCCAATTAGTAGAATCTTTCAAATCATTGGTTGGCCTTTACCAGCCATAGGATGCGAACAGGTTACCGATTTGAATGAACTTTTTTCGTAAAAAAAGATTTAAAAGATTCATTCATTTTTAATTTTTCTCTTAATTTTGAAAACTCAGATGTTATCTCCTCATCTGTTAAATTATTTTTATCTAAGGATAAAGTTTTTCGTCTAATCAATTCATTAATTTCATTTTCTGACATTTCAGAAAATAATTCATTATCAATTGATAATGGTAATGTTTTATGAACCCATTCATTGGTGAATCTATTAAATTTAAAATCTTTTTTCATTTTTTATACTTATACGCAGTTGAATTTTTTTTAATATAGTATAAGATATATGGATATGAGTAATACAACAGAAACAACAGAAACAAACAACACAAAAACGCCAGTAATCTTTTTAGATACCGTAGGTAGAACTATTATGGGAATTGTATCAGATACCACAGATGATAAAATTCTTAATGTTAACAATCCAGTAGTAATCATGGTGGGTGGTGACAATACCGGCAAGATGACCGTTCAATTGTTCCCACTATTTTTCAGAGAATTCCTTGCAGATAAAAATACCGATGTGGTCTTCTCTTATAAGAAAGATACCGTTACCTTTAGCGATATTAATGCTATCGATTTTAGATTACAGGCACAATATACACAAATGTTCTCGAAGACTAATACTTTTGGATCACCTGAAGCACCAGCAGCAGCAACCGAACAAAAAGTGGTTAACTTATTCGATGAATAATTAAAATTTTGGTGTAGACATAGGAAAACCCCGAAAAGTCTTTTGACTTTTCGGGGTTTTCATTTATACTGATGAAGTATGGCTAAAACTAAAAAAGAAAACAACGAAGAACAATCAGAAACCGTGGGAGATATTAATGAGGCATTCAAAATTTTGGATGATTTAAATCCTGATGCGGCATTCTTGGATGAAAATAGTATTTCCAATGTGAGAGAATGGATCGATACTGGATCATTGGCACTTAATGCCATTATTTCCGGATCTTTGTACGGTGGTATTCCAATGGGTAGACTTTCGGGATTTATTGGACCAGAATCATGTGGTAAAACATTAATTGCTAATAAAATTATGGCAAATGCTCAAAAGAAGGGAATGCATGTTGCATATTTTGATACAGAAGGTGCATTGGACGATGAAACAGCAAAAAGATTGGGTTGTGACCCATCTAAAGTTAAACACGCACCAACAGAATTAACAGAACAGTGCAGAAATCAAATTGTGAAGTTTCTAGATACTGTTATAGAAAAAAAATTACAAGGAAAGGTATTAATTATTATCGATTCTTTGGGAAATTTGATTACAACACAGGAGAAAAAGAAAATCGATGAAGGATCTGATACTCCAGATATGGGAAATCGAGCAAAAGCATTGAAAAGTATGATGAGAGCGATCACACATTCAGCAGCAAAGGCTAATTGTCCTATTGTTTTTACTAATCATATATATGATGACCCATCACAAATGCATCCATCCGCTATTAAGAAACAAGCGGGTGGGTCTGGTCCTCTTTATATGGCATCTGTTATCGTCCAGATGGCTAAAAAGATTGAACGTTCGAGTGATAGTAAGAATAAAGACTCGAATGAGACTACAACATCTTTGGCTAAAGATATTAACGGTCTAACATTGAGAGCTTTTACTACAAAAAATAGGTTTGTTGTACCATTTTTGGAGACAGAAATGTATTTAAACTTTAAAACAGGGTTAAATAAATATTCGGGTCTTCTAGAAATGGCAGAAGGTTATGGTGTTTTGGAAAAACAAGGTCATAGATACGTCTTGAATGGGGAAGTTTTAGGTTTCTTCAAAGACTTTAAAGATAATTCCGAGGTTTGGGACAAGATCTTACCTCTTCTTGAGACTAAATTGACATCTGAGCTATCGTTCAAGAATGAAAATACCGTAATCTGAGATTAAATTGATGAAAAATCTACCTCTCGATTTGGAATTATTCGAAACGGTTTTAATGTATAATGCATTATTCGACCAAGCATATTTGGAAACAATAATCCATTATACAAAACCAACTTTTTTTAAAAATAAAAACATAAAAAGTGTTTTCGGATCCGTAATATCTTATTATATGGAGCATAATAAGATTCCAAATATAACAGAACTTAAAACTCACTTGGTAGATCAAGATAAAAGAGATTGTTTACGAGAGGTTATTTTATCATTCAAAACAATTGACAAGAATTACGACAAAGATGTTCTTTTGAAGAACACCGAAAGGTTCATTAAAGAAAAATCGGTATTGAATACTGTATTAAAAACATCTTTGGATATTCAAACTGGCATAATTGATCCGTCAAAAATTTTAAAAGAGTTTGAAAATGCTTGTAACATATCTTTGATTGATAATATGGGATTTGATTACCTAGAATCGATAGATAATCATTGTGAGGATCTGCAAAAGGTGTTTAATGTGATTCCCACTGGTTGGAAATGGCTTGATGAAAAATTGGGAGGTGGGTTAATGGCAGACGGTAGAGCATTGTATGTATTTTTCGGTGTTACAAACGTGGGAAAATCCATTTTCTTAGGAAATATGGCAACTAATTTGTTAAACCAAGATAAAACTGTTGTATTAATTTCGTTAGAAATGCCAGAACAGATATATGCAAAAAGAATAAGTTCACAGTTATCTAAAATACCTTTCAGCGATTTGAAATTACAGACAGATTCTTTAAAAAAGCACCTAAACCAATATAAGGTTAAGAATAAAAATGCTAAATTAATAATTAAAGAGTTCCCCCCTAAAACGGTTAGTCCCTTACATATCAAATCATATCTAGAAAAGTTGGTTCGTAGCGGAGTTAAACCAGATGCTATTGTAATTGATTATCTAAACTTAATTGCTCCGAATAATACGGGTCTTAATTCATACGAATCTGTTAAAGAAATAACCGAAGACATTAGAGCATTGTCATATACCTTCAGTTGTCCTATTATTTCTGCCACACAAGCCAATAGAAGCGCGTTCTCGACCCCCAATCCAGACATGGACATGACTAGTGAATCAATGGGTCTTTCACATACGGTGGATGCGCAGATTTCCATCTGGACAGAGAAGGAAGATTTTGAATTAGGCATCATCCACATGGGAATTGTGAAGAATAGGTTCGGTCCAAGGCAATGTCACACCGTATTAGAAATTGATTACGAAACATTATCATTAAAAGACCCCGATGCGGTGGCTAGTTCATTCATTGTTAGTCCATCAAAAAGGCGAGATATGGGAAATAATGACCCTGTTAATGATTCTTTAATCAGTACTTTCGATTTGATTGAAAGTTTGAGTTTAAATGATGAAAATTAGGGATATGTGATTAAATAGTGATATGTTTAATGATACATATCATATTTTTACTCATAAAGATTTAGATGGGGCCGTAAGTCTTTTGACATTTATATGGTCAAAACCTAACGACACAGTCCTGTTTAATGAAGTTACCAATATGGAAATTGGTAAAATAAAAGATGCTATTAAAAATATAGTAAATCCTAACAATATTTATATATTCGATATATCATTGAGGGATGAATTTTTTCCAGAATTAGATCAACCTTACATAACAATAATAGATCACCATAAAAGATCTGAAAATTTCGTAAGCAAGTTTAAAAAATCCAAAATTTTACATAAAGAATATTCTTCTAATTCTTTATTAATTAAAAAATTGTTATTTGATGATTCCATCAAATTAACAGACGAAAAAAAGAAGCTAATAGTATTAGCAGATGATTTTGACTCTGCCTCTTTTAAATTTAAAGAATCGCAAGATTTAAATATTCTATTTTGGTTGGAATATAAAAATAATTTTTCAAAATTTGTACAAGATTATAAAAATGGTTACATCGAACCAACTCTTGAACAACGGAAAAAAATAAATTTTGCAAAAAATACAGCAGAAAAAGAAGCATCAAATGTTCAAATATTCAGAGGAACATTAGAGATAAAGGGAGAGACAAAAAGAACGATAGGAATACAACTAAACTCGTTTGATTATCTAACATTAGATGCTATCACCAAAAAATATGATGCAGATTTGTATTTTTTTATAAACCCGAAACACAACAGAGTTAACATAAGACAAAAAAAGACCGATAAATGCATCGATTTACAAAAATTTGCAGAAAAATTTTGCGATGGATCAGGAAATATGTATAGCGCAGCTGGAAAGCTGACTCCCTTGTTTATGGAATTGACAAAAAACTTAAAACCTATATGATAATAACGTCATCACAACAACTAGAAGAAAGAACAAACCCATCAGATGCTTTAAACATGGAAGAATTCGAGGATATAACCTTGAAATTCGGATCATTTGTATGTATCGCAAAGGGTAAAAAATTAAACTATTTAAATTTCCTAAAATTTTTAGTCGATGATTGTAAAACACAAAAAATATATTTTAATTTATTAACCGAAGATAATTTACAGAATATTATCTCCGCATATTTAAAATCTACTCCAAATGTATACAAGAAAATTTTTAGATCAAAATTAAATCCAAAAAATAAAAAAACTTGAACGAATTCCAACAAAAAATTTATAACTGTTATTTAAAAAACTCAAGATATGGGAAACCATATCAACCAAGAAAAGATTTTTCTGATATGTCAGAAGAATTAACAACTGTTCTAAGCAAACTGGAATATTTTTTTGAAAAATATTCCCATATTGTAATAGATGAATATTTCGAAGCCCCGAATATATTGCATCCCGATGAAAATTATCCGCTGATACAGTATTTTCATACTAGAGCAGCGATAAAATCATATACTACATATAAAAACCAAAGAGAAGACGAGAATCCTGAAAAACAATTTGAAAAAATCAAAGAAAGCATTCTTTTTATTGGTAAATTTTGTTTAAAAAATAAAATAGAATTAAAAAACTATTTAACTCATCGAAATAGCTACATGTATTCGTGGATAAACCATTATAGAGAACATAAAATAAACCCATATTCATTAATGGAACTTGGAGATTTTGAAAGAATACTTTTTTCTTTATTGGAAGAAGAAAGAGATATATATGCCAGCAATCTAGTAGAAAAACTTGAATCCTTTAAAGTTAGATATTTCAATTCTTATAAAACGAAGACTTTTGTAAAGCAAGCAACTAAAAAAATCGATCTTTTTATAAAAGAACACTTGCAACATCTAACCAACGTGGTATTATAAATCTTGTATGAGCAAATACACTACATCATTATTCGAATCCATTAAGGATGCGATCAACAAAAACAGCAACACATCAACAGAAAGTTCCTTCAAGGACTTTATGAAGTTGGAAATTGACAAGACGTATGTCGTAAGATTGATTCCTTTGGTTACAAATCCAGAGCGAACATTCTTCCATTACTACAGTCACATTTGGAAGAGCATTTCTACAAATAATATTGTATCGGTGCTTTGTCCTAACACATATGGCGAAAAATGCCCAATCGATGAATATCGTTCTAAGATTTATTCTACAAAAGACGATGCTCAGATTGAAAAAATTCGTCCTATTAAGAGGAATGAGAATTGGCTTGTAAACGTATTGGTTGTTAAAGATCCAACAAATCCAGAAAACCAAGGCAAGGTTAAAATCCTTCGATATGGTAAACAACTAGCAAAAATCATCGATGCTGCCATTACTGGCGATGAATCTGATGAATTTGGAGCAAAGGTTTTTGACCTTTCAGAGAATGGTTGTAACTTGAAGATTAAAGTAGAGAAAAACGAAGGCGGTTATGCTAGTTACACGGGATCTAAGTTTACATCACCATCTAAAATTGATGACTTAAACGATATTGACGAAGCATACACTCAAGCAAATGACTTAGATGCAATTTTCGATCATAAGTCATATGATGAAATCAAGAAATTGTTGAATACACATTTTCTAGGTGAAATCTCACAAGAAAACACCCAATCGGTTGAAGATGTACAAGAAAACTTTGACAGTTATGCAGAGATCGTTTCAACATCAAGTAAAGGTACAGTAGTTACAAAGTCTGCTTCGGTTGAAGAGAGCGAAGAAGACAAAAAGATGCAGGAAATCTTAAACGACCTTTAATATGTTTACTAAAGAAGATGCACTAGAGGCGGCAAAATTGGCTAAATCCATAGGATCTCAACTCGGAGCTATTGATAGATTATCAACAGAAAGACACGAGAGACCCGCCAACCAAATTGATATCAATAAATTTATATCACAAGTAGTGGATCCGAGTCGCAAGGTCACCACTAACTCCTCTGGATATGTTCCAGAGGAGTTAGTGCAATCCATGGTACCAGACGCAACATATTCGGTTCCGCAACCAGACTTACCGAATGTTCAGAATATTCCGACGTCAACTCCGGTTATTTCTATTCAGAACACAAATCAAGATAATAAGAGAAAAATTACAAATAATGTTAAAGAAAATTTGGGTAGTATTAATATAGAAGACAAGACAATGAAAAAAATTGCAATTTCTTTAGAAAGAATTTCAAAATCATATGAAAAATATGTTGATTGTTATGTTACTATTAATGCTTCGACAAATATCTTAAATGACTGAAAATATATTACCAGTACCCAAAACAGTTTTAGAAAAACTACTAAAACCTATTAGTAGAATATCTGAGAGTTGCATATTGATTATATCGAATGATGTTCTTTATACAATATGTTCTACCGCTGACAACTCTGTTTTTCTATATGGGAAAACTAAATTGCCAGTAGAATGTGGACAGTCTAAGCTGAATATTATAAACATTAAAAAGTTATTAACAGGTCTTAATTGTTTGGGTGATGACGGCGAATTTTCTATGGTTACTAATACTAACCATATAGAATGCCGCACGAAGAGTGAAGAAACTGGTAAAAACTCACATTTCAAATACCATTTGGTAGACGATGGTATTATTAAAGAATGTAGTCTTAATATTAAGAAGATTTCTGCGCTTCAATTCGATACGGAGTTTTATATTTCACAAGAAAAGATTAAAAAAATAATCAATGCATATGCTTTTGTTTCAGATGTTTCGAAAATATACTTTTATAGTAATGAAGGGAAGATAAATTGTGAGATTGATGATAAGACAATGCAAAATGTCGATAATTTGTCTATGGATTTAGCAGATAGTCTTATCGGAGAAGATATTCACCACCCAACACCTGTTAACATCGAAATTTTTAAACTTCTAATAGCCAGTAAATCTCCGGTTAAGGTTAAATTTAACAATGAACATAAAGTGTTTGTTTTTCAGACACAAGATGATGAGAATTTAGAACTAAAATATATTGTTTCAGCACTTGTGAAATAGTAATCACATAGTAAGTTTTTATATATGGCTAATAATAAAATAACAACCAATAGTTACTTTATCAAAAGATTAAGAGATAGTGGATATATTGTTGATAAGGTTTTTAACGATTATTCAAAACAAGATCCAAGATGTTGGACGGTTGTGATAGATCCAAAGGGATCTTCTATTATGATAACATTATTTAATAATCATAATTATTTGGGAGAAGAGTATTTTAGTATTACCGATGGTGGGCAATATTTTCCAGAGAATTTCAAATTACAAACCAGTTCAATTGAGGTTGTGATTGAATATTTGGTAAAGTTCGGTATTAATAATAAGGCAGAAACATATAGAAATTAATATGGCATTACCAAGAAAAAAACAGCCATTAAAAACAACAATAATGGAAAATTTGTCATCTGCTAACAACGATATTGTTATGAAAGAAGTTGCAGATAAAATTTTCGGTGAAATAAATAAAAAAGAATTGGAAAAAAGTCTAGATAAATGGTTGAAAGAAAATAATAACAAAAATGCTATAGCAATGAGAGATTTGGGATTGCTCAAATCTATAATATCTGAATATCTAGATACCTTTATCGTATTTGGTTATAACATTGAAGGGGAAAGAATCATTTTACAACATTATACCAGTGCAAAAGATAGAGATGCGATTATGGAATTTCTTAAAACCATTTTTATAAAACAACAACAAGATAACTTTTTAGATTGATATGCCATTTTACGAAAATCCCAAATTCAATCAAAAATACGTACCGGCAACATATGCTACATTGAATGAATGGTACGAAGCAACAAAAGATAAAAGAACACCAGCAGAACCTCTAGGATTTGACCCAATTCCTTATCTGTGTCAGTTGCTAAAAACAGCAAATATGCCAGATGTTGAACCTGTCATAACAATGCAAAGTGATAAAGGGTTTGATTACGAAAATTATTTATCCACTTACTTTAAGTCTTTAACATCGATTGGTGACGAGAGAGTGAATTTTTATGAAACATGGGAAGAATTGTCCAAAGAATATTTACCCAAAATTCTAACACAGGTCGAATTGGCACAATCCGGTGGTTGTCAGGTGGTAGATGGTTACGTATGTAATAAAGATGGTATAAAAATAAAAGAAGCATCTAGTACATGTAAAGAAGGAGATGAATATCTACAACCAATAGTTGCCGATGATATTATTGAAAAAACAAAAGGATTTATGCAAAAGAAAAGAGAGACTAGTGCTGATTCTTTTATCACCTATATACAAAAAAAATATTTAGAAGATACAACAACTGAATGGACCGTTTCGTTGCATTGCATAGAACCTATGTTTATTTTTTATGCAAAATTAAATAAAAATGTAGATATTGTTACTACAGTGGATGGTAAAGAAGTGAAAACAACAAAAATTGAAAGTGAGTTTTTAAAACACTATCATGATACTAAATTATATGTATCTCAAAAATTGAATATACCAATACAAAGCATGCCTAAAAGTTTTTCAGCGGAAGGTGTAGAAAATGGAACTAAACTTCTTTTGGTTCTGAAAGAACATATTCCTAATTATTTTACATTGATCAACAGTCTTTAGTATCTGTTGCTTGTCCACTTGATGGGAGTGAAATATCTACGGGGCAATCAAATCCTATACTTAGGTTTACTAAGTCATTTGGTGTGATGTCTCCATTTTCATCATATCCCCATGAACCAGACATTGGAGTTGTATTTACAAAATCGTAATCACCATAAGCATCATCACCATATATACCAAACGCTGCATTTCTTTTTCTTCTAGCTTTAGAAGCTCTGCTATTAGTATCAGAGAAACCAAATCCTCCTCCTCCTCCTCCACAAGCACCGGATAATGATTTATGACCAGGTTTGGTTCCCATACAAGTTTCTGTGGCTGGAGTTGGTATATTACTAGCATCCGCTCTTGCTCCACCGTAATCTTCTAATGTATCATACATATCAGCTTTTAGTGTTGTGTAATCATGAGTATGGGGTTCGTTGCATTTACCGTGGTTGTGTTTCCAGTTATAAATTTCGCCCCAACATATTCCAGTGACTACTCCGAACCCAACCCCCAGAATTTCCCCCATAAAATATCCAGTTGTTTCGGTTTCAACAATCGTCATACCCATAGCAGCATCGAAAGTTTCTAAAACTAACTTATACAAATTTCCAACACTTAACAAACAGTCTTTCATTGATAACATTTGTAGTTTTTGCAATATCTGATCTGATGCTATTTGTGCTTGACTTTTTCCTAACCAATTAGCCTGATTTCCTATTGATTTCGACCCACCAGATTCGGCAGTTTGCATACGCATAGATCTACCAATAATATGACTTGCTGCCAAATTGCCATCACATGATATAGCACCCATACAAGAAATGTTTCCGGTTACATTTAATGCCCCTTGAACTTTTGTGCTATGAGCACGAATAGAAACACCACCGCTTCCACTTCTATCATCTCCATCTATTTCCACCAATTTACCTTTTATTGTGGTTTTATTCGCAGAAGTTACTATCATATCACCTTCTGTTGCGGCAACTAAAATAGATCCTCCCGCTAGGTGCGAATGTCCAGATGTTAAGAGTTCCATTCCGTTATTACCGGTTTTTAACAATAAACTACCAGCAATATCAAGTCCTAGATTTCCCTTTACGGGCATTGGGTTTGTATTTACAATGTTTTTTATACTACCTTCACCTGTTTGTACAAATACCTGTGGTAAACTTTTACCT